TAACTAAATACGCATCTCCTGTTTGACCAGATGGATGTGCTGCTTGCAATGCTGCAAGACTAGCGTAAGATCCAAGTATTGAAACTCCAGTTCCATCTGCACCTGCTACTCCGTTATTGCCCGTTGGGCCTGTTGCACCTGTAGGCCCTGTTGGTCCGACAACCGTGCTGTTTGCACCTGTTGGTCCTGTTGCACCAACTGCGCCTGCGGAGCCTTGCAATAAAGTAAAGTTTAAAACAAGATCTGTTGCTGTTCCAGAGTTTGTTATCTGCATAACTCCCGTTGGGCCTGTTGCTGTAACTGTTCCCAATGCTATGGATGTTGGGCCAGGTGCGCCCGTTGGGCCTGTTGGTCCTTGTTTTAATATAAAGTTAAGTAAAGCATCATTAACCGTTCCAGCATTTGTTACCTGTGGGCTGCCTGTAGGGCCTGTTGAAGTAACTGTTCCAACTGCAACTGTAGCGGCGCTTCCTGTTGGTCCAGTGATTCCTATTGGACCTTGCTGTAATACGAAATCAAAAACTCCAGCCGTTCCTGTTCCAGAATTTGTTACAGACGGTACTCCTGTTGGACCTGTTGAAGAAGTTGTTCCCACTGAAATTGTAGCTGGTCCTGTTGCACCCGTGGGTCCTTGGAATTGACCTGCGTCTAGCCAAGCCGTTCCGTCCCAAACGTAGAGGTGTAAATCTGTTAGTACAATCCAAGAATCTCCTGATGTGTTTCCTGTAGATGGAAGTGCTGCAACATTTGCTTTTGTTCCTTTAATGTTAATAGATCTTCCATTAGATCCTGTTGGACCAGTTCCGCCTGTTGGACCAGTTCCGCCTGTTGCTCCCGTAGATCCTGTTGGACCTTTATAAGTTCCACCATTTTGCCATGCCGTTCCGTTATAAATGTAAATTTCTTGTGTTGCAGAAATAATGTATGCTGCGCCAAGGGCCGCAGATGCTGGCAAACTAGCAACATCTGCAACTACGTTTTGAAGACTTAAGCCTTGCCCTGTTGCGCCTGTTAATCCGTTTGATCCCGTAGGACCTGTTGCACCTGTTGGCCCTGTAGGCCCCGCTGCTCCGTTAACTCCTACAGTTCCATTTGTTCCTGGATTTCCAGTTACAGCAAATACCCAATCAGAGTATGTTCCTGTTCCATTTTTTGCATCAACTGCTACTGTTATGCTTACATTTTTTACAACTTGTGAAATAATTCCTTCAACATACGTTGTTAGTGCAAGTGGATTAATTGCACGTACACGTTGACCCGCAACGTATGCACCGCTGTTATTTACATAAAATACTTTTGATCCTGTAGTTACTGCATTTGTTGTTAATGATGTTATGTCTGAGTATCCTGCTCCTGAAGCTCCCGTTGTTCCACCCGTTGATCCGCCACCTGAAAGGGTTCCTGAAAGGTCTACGCCAGATATAGTTAATGAATAACAATTTGGTGTTGTCGTAACTGCTGCAATCGATTCTCCAGCATTTAAAATTAATGAGTGCTCTAACTTAAGAGTTGTATTATTTGGTACATCTACATTTCCGTAAAGTGTGTATGGATCTAAACTTGATCTATTTACTCCGTAGAGATTTATAACTGCATCGCCATTTTCTCCAAGCAAATACAAACTAAATGGCAAAGTTGAGCTACTGAAATTTGTTACAGTAAACTCTTTAATAATTATTGAAGATACAGCCGTGTATATTTTGGCTGGAGATACTGGAATTAATGAAGGTCCTGCAAATCTAATTGGAGCATATGACATACTTTAAATCCCCCTTAGATTATAGACCATTTTGACATTAGATCTTTTTCAACAGTTTCTTGTTCTGCAAACTGCAAAGCTCTATCGTAAATTAAGAATTCTCCAATTTTAAAGTTTCCATAAGAAGAGATGTATCTGCCAATTGCTTGGCCAGTCATAGAGGCTACCGATCCACTTGTTACGGCACGTGAAACTTCAACTCTATTTCTTCTTATAGTTCTTTGGTTATTTGATGAATCGTAAACAATTGTATAAATTTCAGTTGTTCCTGCTGCTGCAGCTGTGACAATAGAACCTTGATCATCGTTATAGAATCCAGTTCTATGTGTGTTTGCGGTTAAATTTCCTGCATAAAAATTTGTTCTTGTTCCTGTAGCGGTACCGCCAAATATCCATGTGTTAGCGTTTGCAGGCTTTGATGCAACGTAAAAAACAGTAAATGAACGAGATGCTATATATGCAAGTGTTTGATCAGAAAATGTCATGAAGTCATCTGTACCGTCAAATTGAAGGGCTCCTAGTCCACCTAAACCAGTTGCTAAAAACAAAGGCTTGTTTGCTTGTGTTGCCTGAACCATGTTTCGTTGTGCGCCTGACTTATCATTCCATTGTGAAACAAAGTTTGATCCGTCTCTAACCACTGTGGCAGGAAGGGCTCCATCTAGGTGAAGTCTTAGTCCAAGTGTTGTAAATCTAGCTCTACGAAAATTTGAACGCTGATTAGGTAACAATTAGTTTTCCTCTGTTCCACCATAGACTACAGGCTTTTCTGGCCATGTAATCTCTGATACATTTGAATATTCTTTTAGCAATACAAGCTTTTCTCTATACTTTACCCAAGCCTGCTTATCTTTTGCAGCTAAATCTGATTTAGTCTCAAGTCCCTCTGTAGATATTAATTCAAAATCGATATGCGCCAGCAAGATATCTTTTTGATCATCGGCAGAAATTGGTTGTACTTCAACATTATAAACTTTTTTGCTTTTAATGTATGGTGCACATGGAACTAATCTTTCAGTATTTGAATCATACTCTAAATCAGTAATAACTGGATGTAAATCATTTTCTTTTATAAAGTCTCCATATTCTCCGTTAGAAGGGAATGAAGTATTAGGAAACAATACTGTTATTTCACCAATATTTGTAACTTCATTATTCTTAACTATTGCGTACATGGATTCTCCTTTTAATTATTATACGTATAAATCAGCGAATGCGTATCCGCCGTAGACAGTTGTTCCACCGTCTTTTGTGTAGAAGTTCAAGAGTGTTGTGTTTGTTGATAAGAGTGGTGCTACGTTTGCAGCTCCTCCACCGTCCCACTTAATAACTCCTGGCCATGTAATTGTATATGATCCGCCAGCCTTAATTTCAACTTGCCAAAATGCAGCTTTTGCTGTTGATGGATAGTTTGTAAATGACACTGTCATATTACCGTTTGCAATCATCTTAAATACACCAGCTGCTGCTAGATCGCATGCTGCAGATCCTCCAGCGTTGATTGTTCCTTTATCAGAAAACTCAACAGGGATGTTAAAGTATGTAAACCCTTGGCCATTAATTGGGGCCTGAAGGTATGTGTATGTCCACAAAGATGGTGTAACAGCTTGTGGGGTCATTGATACTGGCATTTTATTCTCCTTTTATTTCTTTAATTATTAAGCTTTTACCCAATAGGTAATTTTGCAGATTCCTGAGCCAGCAGTGTTTCCTCCGCCGCCACCACCGCCTGAACCAGTATTTGCTCTTCCATCTGCACCAGGGGTTCCGATATAATCTCCGAAGCCTTGTCCTCCACCGTTTGCTCCTGGTCCGCCAACACCTCTAGCAGATCCGCCTCCGCCGCCTGCAATTCCATAAAGGCCTGGACCTCCACGTCCTCCAGCAGATCTTCTTCCAGAGTCATTTGAGTTAGCTGCACCTGGTCCACCACCTGATGAACCTTCTGATGAGCTTCTTGATCCTCCATAGTATCCAGAGTATCCTCCAGAGTTATAGAAGAATATATTAGGGTACTCTCCAGCGCCTCCAGCTCCGCCTCCGCCGCCTCCGCCGCCCCATGAGTTCTGCCAGTTACCTTGGCCGCCTCCTCCTGAGCCAATTCCTGTTCTATTTTGAGCTCCCGCTCCATTTGAACCAGATTGTCCGTTACCTTGTGTTGATCCTCCGCCGTATGCAACCATGTAGAATGGCTGTCCTGAAGTTCCAAATGTTGAGTTTCCACCTTGTGCGTTACATGTTCCACCTGATGCAATACCAATTGAAATTCCTTGACCTACTGCTACTGATGATATATCAAGAAGTCTTTTTAGTAATTGGCCTGCTCCGCCTCCGCCGTGGTTAGTTGAGCCGTTAGAGCAACCTCCGCCTCCGCCTCCGCCGACAAGGGTTACTTCTGCTATACCTGCGCTGTTAGTTGGTCTTACCCAAGTTCCACCGCTTAAAATTGAAACTTCATATGCATTATAAAATCCTGCAAGGTTAGCAGCAATAAGAGGAACAGCAACAGATGTTGAAAGTGTTGTTGTTGCTGATTGAATTGCAGTATCTAATCCTGGTACATAAATTTGATTAATCGTTCCGTATGTTGCCATTATGCTTTTACCTCGATTTCAAGAAGTCCGTCATCCAAAACATGTTCTGCTTTTGGCTTAACATGATCTGGTGCTATAAACTTATTATCTTCTATTTTCCACATAACTCCTGGTTGTGGATTATAATCTGTTATATCAATTTTTTCTAATTGAGAAAAATCTGGATGAGATTCAATAAATTCTTGATCTGCAACAATAACATTACCAATAATATTATCTACTAAGAGTGCCCATGTTCTTGACATTAGTTGTTACCCCCTGTAAGTTCATCTACTGCTGGTTCCTCAAGTGGTACAAGGTTTGTTACAACAACTGGTGAAATAAACGGAAGAATTTTTGTCCAGACTTCTGTTTCCTTATTGTATGTCCAGCTTGGTGCTGGTTTATCTTCTATTGCCCAGTCTGTGTAGTCAAAGTGCAAAAGATCTTTAAGATCATCGTTTGCTTCGATTGCTTCTGGTCCAACTAGGTTTAGTATGTTGTGTACTGTACCATCTTCATTAATAAATACGTAATCTCTCATAGTTATGCCTTAACGTAGTATGTAATAATAGCTACGCCAGTACCTCCTCTTTGACCATTTCCACCTGAATGATTATTTCCTCCGCCGCCTGAACCAGTTCCGTCCATGCCTGTTCCACCTGTGTTATCTATTGTTTGAGAACCTCCTGCGCCACCGCCACATGATCCTCCTCCGCCTGCTCCGCCTCCGCCACCGCCTCCGCCTGCAATTCCATAAAGACCATTTCCGCCTGCTCCTCCAGTACCAATCCATGAAGTCCAGCTGTGGTTAGATCCTGTTCCTCCGCCTGAAGATCCGTGACCAAAACCTATTCCTCCAGGATATCCTGGGCTTCCAGTTCCATTCTGAACTGTTGTATTCATTCCGTTTTGTCCAGCACCGCCTGCTCCGCCGCCGCCGCCTGCTGCTCCGTACTGCCAATCTCCGCCTGCTCCTCCGCCTCCGCCTGAGCCTCCACCGTTAATATTTCCTGCTCCCTGACCCATTGAACCTGAGTTACCGTTATTTCCTGTGCCGTATGGGTATCCTCCTCCGCCACCACCGTATGCAATTACATAGTAAGCGTTTCCGTTAGAACCAAATGAAGAGTTTCCTCCATTATTACCGTTTGAGTTTCCACCTACAGCAGCACCAAAATTTCCAATTGTAACTGGAATTGTTCCACCAATTGCAACTGATGAAATATCTAGCCATCTCTCAACAAGCTGTCCTGCTCCTCCGCCACCTGCGCCATTATGGCTCCATGAAACACCGCACCCACCTGAACCGCCTCCTCCAACAAGAACAAGTTTAATTACTGGTCCTGAGTTTGCTGGACGTGTCCAAGAACCAGAGCTGTATAGTCTTGACTCTAATGGCAAGTACATAGAGCTAACTCCACCTGCTGCAATTGCTTGTGCTGTAATGCCAGCATTCAAGCCATTAGTGATAGCGGTGTTAATTGTTGTTGTAAGTCCTGGTAAATATATAGACGACGTGGTGTTGGATTGTGGCATTTTGTTACTCCTTTAAATTAAGATGATGTTATTTTTACGCCAGAAATGAACATTGTAACTGCTGAGCCATTTGAGGCTTTTACAAGAATGCTCTCTGCTGTGTTAAGAACTTGCTTAATATCTAGTGTCATAAATGTTTGTGGTGGAAGGCTTAGCTGGTAAGCCAAGAATGTTCCTGCCATCTTAACATCAAATGTTTGTGCTACTTGTGTGATATTCATTGCTGTGATTGATGTAATCACATCTGTTTCCGCTGCTGGAACTGTCCAAACTCCTACTTCTGCGTTTGTAAGCGTTCCTGCATAAAAACGTGCTGGTAAACTGACTGTTGTTGGCATTTTATATTACTCCCATGTTCTGATAAATTGTAAAATTATTTAATTCGTTTGCAACGGCTGCTACTTGTGTTGCACCTGCCGCACCTACTGCTGCTACTTGTGTGCTTCCCGCAGTAGCGACTGTTGTTACAGCGCCAGTCACTGCAGTTGAGATGTCGTTAAGCTTTGTGTTTGTAGCTGCCAAAACGTCGTTGACTCCCAAAAGATTTCCCATTGATTCAATAGCTTTTGCTAAATAAACCAATTCTTGTGCGCCCAGCGTTGATCCGCTAAGGCTAGTTACCTTAGTTTTAAATAGATCTACTTGAGCCGTTAAGCTTGCATAATCTGGCATTATTGATCACCTCTTTGTATAGTATAGCATAATGACATTATAAAGTAGGCTCCGTAGGATATACAATATTATGATCGGTTACGCTTTCTGGAAGATCTCTGAGGGCTTGTCTGTAGACTCTCCACTCTTCTTTCTTCTCATCAGATAAAGTAGATGACTCTACCCAATCTGATAATTTTAATAGGGTACCTCTTTTAGCTCTTGCAACATTTAATGCTCCGCTCAAAAGGATACCTGCTTCCCACCCCTCATGCTCTTCGTCATTCATTGCTCGTGGATTTCCATCGTTATAGATTAAATGTCTTCTATCTGGAAATAATTCATCAACCTCAAACCACTCTGATCCATCTTCTGTGTTGTCTGTTGGAAATTCGTGCCATGTTCTAGTTTCAATCTGAATGTTATGATCTGCGCTAAATCTAGCATACTTTTTAAATTCTGTCATTATCTATCTCCAAACGCTGTAGCTGCAAAATTCCAAATTTTATAGGAATCTATTGTTGATGTATAGTTAGCATTATTTACTTCATTAAATATAAGTGCTGCTTGTGTCAATCTCATATCTGGCTGAATAAAGTTATTTGATCCAGTAAATGTTCCTTGTAGGTTATAAAATGAATTATTCTCATTCCAGTGATACTGGTTTCCTGTATCTGTCCAGTAATAGAATGTATTACATAGTAAAACTACACAGGATTCATTTGGCTGCAATACGAAAGATCCTGATATACCAGCATTTGTTGGGCTACCGCCTGTATATGTTGCAAGGTTAGTCCATGACATTCCGTTTGCTTGAGCATATTTTGTACCTGATGAATAAGTTGGTCTTCCTACTTGAAGCCCCGCCCCGTCATATCCACTGCACCAGTATGTTGAAATTAATCCCCAAACCGATACGGTTGAGGCGGTTGATCCAAAATTACGAATAAACATTACACGAGATCCAAATGGTCCGTAGCATGTTGTTCTTGGGTGTGTGTGCATACGTGAGTTTGAGGTACCACACATGTTGTTTGTAGCAAAGTCTAGGCGCTTATATGCTGCTGACCAAAAAGACTTTCTATTTTCGTTCATATTTCTATATCCGCCAAGTGCGTACCAAAATGCTCTCTCAGCATCCCATGGCTGTGTACCTGTTAGATATGTATAAAAGTTTGTCCAGTCATCTGAGTTATCCCATGAATAGTTATTCATGAAAGCATTACCTCTGTGATTTACTGAATAAATAGAAGGAATAGAATATGGTCTTCTTGAACCGTCAGTTACTTCTGGAAGGACTGAGCTAAGACCACTTTGAATGTTTAGTGATGCCGCTGTAATTCCTAATGATGTTTGAGTTACTCCCGTAGTTGGAATATATACTGATGAAAAATTTGCCATTATGTTAGTGTCCATCCTCTCACGGCATCTGAATAAACTAATGTCATTCTAGCTCCGTTAATATTAACCACTAGGTCTTCTGCAAGGCCCTGGATTCTTTGTCCGTTTCTTCCAACCGTCCAGTTGGTTGTTGCTGCAGTGCCAGTCATGTCAATAAGCTGTACTTGGTATCCTAATGTTGGGTTTAGTGGAAGAGTGACCACAACTCCGCCGAAGTTAACAAAGATTCTAGCATTATTTAATGCAGTCATGCTTGTTGTTGTAATTTGCCAAGATGATGGTACTGTTGATAAAGATGTTTGAAGGGCAGATACAGTAGATTGAAGTGTTGTGTATTGAGCTCCATTTGTAGAAATAAATCCTTCAGCATTTGTAACTCTGCCCTGCAAGTTTGTAATATTTGATTCTGCTGAAGTTAATCTTGTTCCATTTGTGCCTGTATTAAATGCGGTTATTGCATTATCTTTATAATAATTTATTGTTGCAACGCCATCAACAACTGAGTTATTAATATCAGCAACTCCTAAAGTATTACCCATTTGATTTAATGCTGCTCCAACAAGTTGTAGCTCATTTGCATCTAGTGGGTTAGCAGGATCAGTCATTAAAGCAGTTGCTGCTGTTTTAAATTGAGTTATCTGAGTAGTTAAGGATGAGTAGTCTGGCATTTTTTAAGCCTGTGCTTCCGTCCATGACAGCGTAGCTGAAATATTAGCTGCTGATGAACCGAGGTTGGTTGCTAAGATTGTTAGAATGTCTGGAGCGTTTGGGAAACCTGGACAAGCCACGCTTCCATCTCCATTAAGAATTGAGTTTCCTAGATCACGAGCCTTTGTAAGATCTACACGAGTAACTGAGTAGTTAGTACCACCAGCATTATCTGTGTAGAATGCAAACACACGGTCACCTCCAGAAAGGGTATTTGTAGGAGATAGAACTGGTGAACCAGTAGTTCCTGTACCATCATGGTAAATAATTTGTGCTAGTGATCCAGAACCCACTCTTGAGGTTGCCCAAGCTGTAGGAACTGCAACACCGTTAAGTGACTGTGCATTTAAAATTCCTTCAATCAAGAACTGACCTTGTGAAAGAATGTTAATATTAAACAATTTTAGCTGCATGTTATTTGATAATTCACGAAGACCGAAGTTACGTCCAGTACCGTTATCTACAGAAGGAGCCACTCTAAGAGAAATTAGAGGACGTGCTTGCTGTGTAGCACCGAATGTTTGAACAGCGGCACCATTTGGGCTAACAGATTGTGAGGTTTCGTCAACCTGTGCAACTGCATACATAATTGTATTTGTTCCTACGTTGCTTATTAGGAATGTTCCATTGTAAAAACTTGACGTAAGGGCTGAACCCACTGCTGCTTGGAATGGAATATTTGTTGATGCTCTAGTATAAAGAATTGTTGTAGATGTTGTACCTGTAATTGTGTATGTGCCATTAAATACTGAATCTACACCAGAGATGGTGACAGTCTGTCCTGTTCTATGTTTGTGAGCAACAGATGTTGTTAAGCTTGCTGTATTTGATGTAAGCTGTTTATAAGTAATTACAGATATATCATCTATGCCTGAAATTGTTGCATTGTATCCTGCAAGCAATGAGTGAGGTGCTGAAGTTGTAACTGTTGCAACTCCCGATGCTCTTACTCTAGAAACGATAGTTGCTGAAACAGATCCAGAACCACCGACCTGCAAGTAGCGCTGCATACCAGCTGTAAAGATAAAGGAAGCATCATCATCAAAGCCTCCGTCCATAATTACTGAAGATCCCCAGTGGCTCATAACAGGAGCACATTCTTGAGAAATAACTTGGACTGAAACTTGTGCAGATCCTGATCCTCCAGGAATAGTTGCATCTGGTCTAAATGTTGCTGAAACATAAGTTCCGTTTAAGCTATAGGCCTGTCCAGCATAGTATGTCACATATGGCTGTCTACGAATAAGATTCATAGCATAGCCCTTTGCTGTTTGGTTATACGCACCTATAGATGTATAACGTGCAATTTCAACATAGTTTTCATCTTGTATTCTAATATATCCATCTGCTGGCCAATAATCAACATTGTCAATGTACATAACAGTATCATTTGGCAAAAGATTAGATCCTCTTACTGAAGTTCCACCAGCAACCAACTTTGAAAACTTTGTTGGCTCATTAATAGCTTCATATCTTCCAGGGAGGTTACCTGATCTTTGATATGCTGCATAATTATTATTGTTATTTGAAATTTCATGGCACCAGGTGATCTTACCTGATTGTCCTCTAAATCCATATCTAATTGTTCCAGCACCATACCAAGAATAATCAATATATGTCATCTGCATTTTTGAAGGGTCAAACTTGTGTGATGAAGCGCCTGTACCGTCAAACTTATCTAGGTTCCATTCTGATTGTGGAACTTTAATAATTTGTACTTTACGGACCTTAACGCTTGGTTGAGAAGCTCCTCGGTATGCTGGTGCAATTGTCATAGCTGAATCTGATGCAATCTGAATCACTCTGTAGGTTTGACCACGTATTACAATTTTATCTCCTGAAACCAACTGCTTTCTAAATATTGTTGCATCTCCTGTAACTGTTGAGCTATATTGTGTAACTCCAACATTTCCTCTTAAGGTATTTGTTGCCCATTGACGGCAAGCAAAAATTCCAGATCCGTCATATTCAAAGAAGAATCCATCTTGTTCTGAATAAAGACCTGCTCTTGTTGATGCACCTTTCCATCGGTAAGCTGTAACGAATACATTTACGCCGCCTGGGATCTGATCAATTGCTGATAGTGTGCTTGTAAAGTTAACGTTATATCTAAATGTTGTAGCATCAATAATTGCTGTAACAAGGTGGATACCATTAAATGGATTATATGTACCTGAAACTTCAACGCCATCAATTTTTACATAAGCGCCTGGTTGTAAGTTGTGAGAAGCATTTGTTGTTACTGTAATATTTTGTGACCCTGGTACTAGGCCAGTTGAAGCAATATATTCTGCCTGGAATGTTGGTGTAAACTTTGTTCCTGTTGAGAATTGAATTGACTTACCAGACTGATATCTAAAATATCTACGTGTCTGACGCATTGTTTGTGTTCCACAAACGTTATTTCCTGTTGAAAGAATAACTCCGCCGTCGTGTGGTCTGTGGTTTACATAACCTTCTGGTTTTGCATAAACACCTTGGGATGTTGTATTAATTGGATTGTTTATTTGTCCTGCTGCTAAAAATGTCATTGAATTTGGTGTATCCACCCCATCAATAAAGAAGCTTCCGTAAAAAGTGCTGCCCTCTTTTTGTGTAACAAGAATTGGTGTTCCTGGAAGAAGACCGTGAGGTTTTGGAGAAACAATAGTAATTCTTGATGGAGTAGCTTGATCTGATACTGCAGAAAATGCTCCTAGGTTTCCAACAATTCCACCCATTATGTGAGCATTATCAAAAATACCTCCACCATAAATTGATGTTAGTGTTCCATCAAGGATGCTTCCGCTTACAATACCTTTTGCTGTGTATTCAAATGTAGTTGATCCTGTTGGTGTAACTAAAAATGTTCCGTCTGCATTGTCTGTTGTTGTTTCCTGAACAGAAATAACATCTCCTGCGCTAAGTCCGTGTGGAGAGTTACATACTCCTGAAATCTTTGAAAATCTAGATGATGTTGCTGTTCCATCTCCTGAAAGAAGCTGAAGATCAATAGCGTTTCCTCCAGTTGATCTTCCATAAAAACCTGGATAATTTTGAATCATTGTAAGTGTTTCCCACTTAGAGTTCTGAATACCGTATTCAAAGTCAGTATCAATAAGAGACTTTGGATTAGCTGTACGAAGCTTTCCTACCGCATCAATCATGTAATCTGCTGGCTCAAAGCTTTCAGACTTATCATCATATACAATCTGGAATCTATCTGTTGAAAGCATGTTTGCTGTATTGTATTGCAAAACAAGTGTTGTAGATCCTCTTGCTTGATCTGTAGTAGTATCTAGGATGTGGTCGTATAGGCCAAGGGATGGGTCTGCAAAATTGTAAACAATCTTGTTTACTGTCACGTTAGTAATTAACAAAAGCTTTTCTCTGCGAATAAGTATTGGAAGCTTTAGAGTTCCTGTTAGTGGTGCAAACTCAATTCCTGTTGGGGTTAAAATTTTTCTGGCCATGTTTTTTTCTCCTAGAATATCATGCTTGTTGCTAAAAGTGTTGCATTGTTTTGTGACATATTTGTTAAGAATTCATACTTTGGATAGTATACACCAAGATTAAGTATCTGGTCTGCCTTCCAACTATTTAATTCTGCTATAACATTATTTACTGCTGTTTCTCCTGCTGGGCCCGTTGCTCCTGTTGGACCAACTATACCTTGTGTTCCTGCTGTTCCGACTGGGCCCTTTAAATTTCCTTGAAGTACCCATGTAGTGTTTGAAGAATTGTATTGGAAGTAATCTCCAGTTGTTGTGTTTAAATATGTGTCTAGTCCTAGCTTGCTTGCTGGATTTGATCCTGTAGGGTTATTGATTCCTGTAAAAGTATAAGAACCTCTTTGTCCCGCCACACCTTGTGCTCCCGCTGATCCTGCAGATCCTGTTGGTCCTGCTGGAATTTGAAAATTAAATATTGCAGCTGATGACGAACCACCATTTGAAATTGCTGCTGATGTTCCTGCTGAAACAGTTGTTACTGTTCCTACAGAAATAGTTGCTGCAGAACCTGTAGGTCCTGTAGCACCTTGGGGTCCTGGTCTTGAACCAGCGACGGTAACCCATGAGGTACCGTTCCATCTTTTTAGTGACATATTATGACCCTCCTATCCTAAAGTATACCAGAATGCTTATTCAAATCCCATCCAGGCTAAAGCTTTTAAATCTTCAAATACTGTTGAGTTTGAAGAAATAATAGTATTTATATTTGACGAAGTTACTATTGCCAACCACTGTCCTTGGCTTCTTACATAAGCCATTCCGCTTGATGCATCTGAAGCAACATAGCCATTTGGAGCAGAGACTGGAAAATCTGCAACGGTTGCATAGTTGGTAAATGTTAAATCTTTATAATAACTTGGAGATTCATTTTCATTTATGTCTACCCATAGCTGAACATTATCTGGATTTGGGGCGGTTGCTCCAAATTCTACAATTGCTCCATCATACTCATCTGTATCAATCCAAAGTTCTCCTGGGTATGATGGCGTAGCTGGTTCATTTGCGCTGTAAATTAATTCTTGAATTGGCTCAACATTGTCAACCCAAAATTCATATTGTGCGGGATCTGGTGAGACTCCACCTGTATAGAATTGATTAAATGGAGTATCAATGTCATCAACATCAATCCATAGATCTCCTTCTGCTGTTGCTCCTGATGGGGGTGAAATTAAACCTACAAAAAATGTACTTGGTGGGGCAGATGCATCTGTTGGAATTAATGTTAATCCTCCACCGCCTCCTGCTCCTTGAATATCTTGCCACAGTAGGCCGTCCCAAACCTTTAACTTATTTAATGGCTTGTTGTAATAAATTTGTCCGTGAACTGGAGATGCTGGTGCTGCATCTAATCCAATAATTACACCATTAGTGTATGTGTTTTTAGATGTCCATGTGTTTGTTGTTGATAATGAAAGATCTGAAGATACGTACTGCCAGGATGATGTTGATGCTTGCCAAACTTTTAGTGCCCATGTGTTACCGCTTCTATATTCATCTGTATCAAACCAGAATGTTCCATCTGCTGGTGACGTTGGAGCAAAAGCAGACATAATAGCTTTTGACGGAGGAATAATTGTTTCAAGAATAAGCTTATTAGCGGTGTCATCATAAGTTGCTGTTATATTAGGGTTTAGACCGTGTGTAAATAATGGAGCAATATAATCTTGAGCTTGCTCTTGTGTTAGCTGGGCTATTACAGATAAATTAATTTTATTTTCTACGTCATCATATGTAGCTGTTACATTTGTATGGCCAGCGTGTGTAAATAGGCCTGCTACGGAATCCTGTGCTGCCTCAGTAAATCCTGGAAGGTTTGCTGTTGTTATTTCAAAATTTAGTTTGCCTGTTGGGTCATCGTATGTTACGGCAACTCCTGTTGATTCTGTATTTCCAGAAACCATACCGCCAACAACATCTTGAACTCTTTCATCTGTGTCGGCAAGTGCTAGATAGGTGCTTGCGGCAGTAGTTATATTTAGTTTGGAAGATAGGGCGGTAGTTATTGTTGTTGCAAAACTAGCATCATTTCCTAAAGCGTCTGCAATCTCTTTTAATGTATCTAGTACAGCAGGAGCGGAAGCAACTAAGTCGGCAATCTTTTGATTTACATATGCCTGATCAGCAATTACAGATGTGTTTACCGCTAGGGTTATTGTATTAGCAACATCGTCATAAGTCTTTGTTATTCCATTGCCCGCCGTTAAAGATGTGGCAATTGCGTCCATTACTTCTTCGTCGTCATAGTTTGCGCTTAAGCTTAATGTTGCATTAGTATCATTATATGAGACGGTAATGTTATAGTGGGTTCCGTCTGTAATTAGCTTTGCTGCTACGTCTTGAATCTTTTCATCGATGTTTAATTGAGATGCGGGTACAAATCCAGCTTCGTCAAGTTCTGCAACACCGTCTGCGTTTCCAAGTAAAGCGAGGGGAATATATGTTGTTCCAACTGTATTTGAAAGACCTGATACTGCTGTATCTACATATGACTTTGAAGCCATTGTATTTGTGTTAGTCCATAGGCCTGTAGTTGCGTTATATATTAATACTTCGCCTGTTACTGGTGCGGTTATGTTAACATTATGAAGTTCTTCAAGTTCAAAGCCATTTTGAATTCTAACAAAAATTTCACCGCTGCTTGCATTTGCTTTTGTTACTATACCAATAAATACTAATTGAGCTGGCGCCTTTGGTTTATTTGCTAATCCATATATTAATGTTCCTGTAGGCCCTAGCCATACTGGATCTCCCGCCACCGCAGTGCCAGTATTTAAACCAGCAAGTAGACCTTCCGTAATAACAAATCCGTTTGTATTTACGTTTAAATTTTGAGCAAGCAGCCCTAGAGTTTTAGAAGTTGCATCTCCAGCATTGCTAGCCTTTGAAACAATCATGTTTGTTCCATTAGAGGAACTTACGTAGACGGGTATTCCAGCTACTAGGCCTTCTCCTGCTCTTACCTCATGCTTAACAACAGAAGTATAGTTGGCTGACGGGGCATTTGAAACAGATAAAATTAATTTGTTAGAAATATCATTGAAGGTAACGCTTACGTTAGAATGATCAGCATGGTCTAAAAGAGCTGCGGCAATATCTTGAACTTCTTCAGTGTCTAGGAAGTTAAGCTCAAGTTGTTTTACTTTATAATCAATAGAGGCTGGGTCGGTAGAATTATTAACACCAACCTTTGTTTCAAGAGCCTCAATAGCATCATTTGCGTCTGCGTGTTGGGCAGCATGAGATACCGTTTGTACAGAATCCGTCGATTGAGGATTTACAAAGTCATCTTTGGAGGTAGGGAATGCTGTTGCCATATATTATATTATACCCCCAAACCCTTTACGGCTATTCTATATTATACCTTGCTAAAGATTAACTGAATCTAATTTACTTACTGGTGGGTCTCTTTGTCATAGAATATAGATATTCCAGCTCTAGGGTCTTTGCAAAAGACTGTGTGAATAAGTCCAGAGGGGACAAACAAAACATCTCCTGGATTTACCGTTAAAATTTGATACACAGAGTCTTCGCTTTGTGTTTCACAAATTCTCCATTCAACCGATCCTATTGCTTGCCACAAAAATGAATCTCTTATGTCTGTATGAACTGGTATTGTTTTTTGCTGCCCAACAAAGTTTATCAGGGTACAGCCGTTGTTTGGTCTTCTGCCAAAAAGCTCTGTTGTTTTTGCAAAGACCTCTTCAAGTTGGCTAAAGCAATTGCCACTGCTAACATTGTATCCTGCCATAAAAAGATCATCCCATATTTGTAATGCGCCTATAACTTTTACTGGGCTTGGTAAAGTAACTTCTGGATGCTTAACGGTGTAATCACAATGATCAATAAATTCTGACCAACCCGTGGTTGAGGGAATTAAATTTGCAATGTAAAGCAAGTCAACATTTTGCTTAGCATTTAAAATGTCCTGTTGGCTGACATGATTTTTATCTATATATATAATATTATTCATTATTCAATACCAAATTTATTACAAACCTAGGGGTCAATGTTTCAATTTCATGGTTTATGCCCTTTGGAATAAAAATAAAATCTCCAGGTTCGATGTGAGTTTCAACCTCTAGATCTTCTCCAGTCCTCCACAGTGAAGTGCCTCTACAATTCCATTGAAATTGATCAACATCATCGCTGTGTTTTAATCCCACTTGTCCTCTATTAGCCATTAAACTTACAAGAGAAAATGTATTTGCAAGGCGGCTACCGTAAGTATCATTAGCCCAGTCTAGTATGGGGATTAGCTCTTTTACATCCGACTCAAGTGGATCTTTTGGATCAAATAATTGATAAGTGAGTCTAGACCAAAATCTGCATCGTAATTGAAAGCTAAGATACGCTTCTCCTAGATTTGAAGTGCTTAAATGACTCTTGTCTGGAAACTCTTCTAGATCTCTAGATACATACTTTGCAATAATTGCTAACATGGTTTCCCATTTAGGGGTATCTGGAAACGCATTTCTAAATACATGTATCTTTCTATCTCTTATTGCTTCTTCTATAAGTAATTGATCAACCATTTCCATCCGCCCTTCCTAATTCAGGATCTGGGTTATATTCTGCTGTAGATCCGTCGCTTCTAAGGTTTTTAATTTCTCCTTGAATAGGATCAAGCCTGTATCTTTTTCCCCAGTACCCTATTGGATAATGGTAAGGGTTGTCTGCGTTATCAGTTCTAGTTGGCAAAGGATTATTATTCCAATTTCCTTTTATTGTAACTAAAGAGGCTGCACAAAAACGTTCACCAGAAATTACTTTTTTGACTCCGTGACGGGTGTTGCCTCTATGCAATGCCATTGAGCCAGCCTTGGGCTTATACAGGTAATCATAATCTGGATAATAAATCTCTCCGCCCTCATAATCATCATTAAGATAAAGTACGCTACCCCACATAATTGGGCTTTCCATGTGTCCTTGATTGTCTATGTGGATAAACATTTCTAATTCTTTGTCTCCATCAAACTCCATGTTACTTGAGCCATTAAACATTTTAATTAAATTATGTGGAGAAGGGATCCACTCGGCTTGATAGTCTTGCTCATTTAAAAAGTTTGTTGTTCTTTGTATTATAGAATTTAAAGTAGGTAAAACGCCATCCATAACATTTTCATACCCTGGGTTTAATTTCATTTGATAATCATTAATTAAACGTTTTCCCCAATATTTAAATTCGTGCTCTTGCAAATTGTTATAGTCAAAATTTCTCATAAAAGAGTCTAGCTGCGTAATTTCTTCTTGACTCAAAAAATCTTCAACTATTATTACATTTCCATCGCAGTGTTTTTCAATTTTCATGATAAATTCCTTTCAATAGCATTCTGTCTTCTAATTATATCGTGTTTTTCTTCAGGCTCAATAATTGACCAATGGTCTGGCTCAACATAAAAGAAAAAAACATTACAAACAACATTATTTCCTGAATCTGGAAACTCTTCTCTCCAGTGCTTCTGACCCTCGCCATAATATAAAAGGGCTTCATTTTCTTGCAGTGTGTAAGGAACCCCTTCAACATATAAATCCCACGGCGTATTTTGATACACGCATAAATCTATACTGTAAGTACATGGGGCAACATCTCTATGCTTTTCTAGGGATGCTTGCCCATAGTACCAAGAGCCAAAATTAAATGATGGAACTAGGGTTTGGCTTTCAAAAAAATCCATAGCAAGGGGCATTAGCTTTTTGTGTAAAGAATCTAATATTTCAGATCCCCCAAATTCGTATCTACTAAATTCAGCAGAATGTCCTAATGTTGATTTATCTAAATTTTTAACATAATCTTGCAATTCTTTAAACTCTTCTTGTGACAACAAATTGTTTATAACTATTGGATTTTTCATTTTGGTACTCTTTTCTGATGATCGGGGTATTCAGTTTCATTAGTATGCAAACCGTTAAAATATCTGCGGCCAGACTGGTGAGGTTTTGCCAAATCTATTGTAGTTCTTTCTTTGCCTAAAGACATCAGCTCGTTTAATTCTAAGGAGTGTGAGTCTTTATCAAAAATATCTGACACAAGCTTTATGCTAAACCTATCAACAAAGTATCTTGGTATTGGAATAAATGCACCCAGGGGGTCACCTTTTTTTACAGATATTTCTATATTGGGAACTGTTATTTTTAAATTAAATGTAAAATCACGCCTAATCTGATCCGTCTCAATAACACCCGTCATCGCAGCGGTTCCTGGTATAAACCAATTTGGTGGCTGTATTGTCATAAGATTTATTCCTGGTGGAGTTTTAAATCCAAATTTGTTTTGTATTGTTATAATTCCTTGACCAAATCCATCTTTAATTACTTGCAAATCTTCGTTGTCATTATTAATAAAATTAATTTGTGCATTGTTATTAGTTCCGTCCCAAATAGCAGTAAAGTCTCTAAGAGATTTAATTACATAGCCATACTGATTTCCTATAGTTAATGGCAAGCAATAGTAAAAATGAGAATTAAACCATTCTCTTTTAGGGTTGCCCTTTAAGTCAAGCAAAACTTCTTTGTATGAACCATCCGAGTCTAGTGCGTGTGGAATTACTACAATTGTATTTTCAGGGACTTCGTTACCCTTATCATTAATATACTGGCCAGCCATGACTTTTCTCTTTTTCTTGTGTCCAAAACGAAGCAATTGTATATCTCATTCCATTTTCAATTTTTGTTACTCCATGAAGGTGTTCTGGATCCCCTGGATGAATTGCTAAAGCGCCAGACTTAGGAATAATTTCAAAATCAAAATTTGGATAATAAGTGTGTCCGCCTGTATAGTTATCGTTTAAATAAATAATAGACCCAAAGGACCTGTGCTCGAATCCTATCATATCGGTGTTGCTCATGTCGTCTGCATGTGGTGGCTGTTCCATTCCTGGAAACCATCTAATTATTTGTAATGTGTCAGAGTATATTTCTTCTACGCTAAACAAGTTTTTAATTCTTTCTCCGCAACGAACATTTGCGTCTAACATTATGGATGCAGACTTTTTATCGTATTCGCCAATTTTATGATAATTAATAACACGGTTATCCCAAAATGTGGAACCGCCGCTTTCCCATAAATCTGAAGCAATTGCAGTATTAATTAAATATTCACAATTTTCTTTTGAAATAAAATCTTGAATTATATTTGCTTTAAACATATTACCATTTCCCAAGAGGGCACAAGGCTTTCTCTAATTTAGTTTTTGCTGCCATAAAGCACCCACATTTTTTGCATTGCTTTGTTGCTTGAATAAGCTCTGGGCATGCTTTGCAAATAGAAAATCTGTTGTCTGCTTTTTCTTCAGATGCCCATTCAGAATTTGGATTAATCAAATCCCAAGGCCTGGTGTCACCTAGATTTTCTTTATATTGTTGCCATAAAGATTTTTTGCTGTCTGACATCAATTTCCAATCTAATTTTGTGGGGGATAAAAATTATTTCCATCCCAGGTCCAGCCCTTATCTATCTCAGAATCTATTGGTATTTCAACAAACCTGGGGTTATTTGATAAAGTATCAATTAGTCCACTAAATTTATTTACATCTGGCATAGTCATTTCTGTAACAACATCTTCCCCTACAACTAAAATAAACTTTTTTACCATTTATATAATCTCCACTATTTCTTCTGGGGGATATGCTATTCCGTTAATATAAGTCCATCCCATTGTTGCTTCTGAGTTAGGATTTATTTCAAAACATTTTGGCTCAGAAAGCATCCCAGCAATTACTCCCTGCTCGGCAATATCTGTTTCATCAAAAACTATAATTTGGCTAACAACGTTATTGTTATTAATCATAGCAATTTTTCTATTAGGCATTATATCTCCTTGACTTTAATATTTAGTATAGCATATACAACAAAAATAGTAAATATCTTTTAATTTATTTTTAGCAAGCACGGCAAACTCCTCTTAAGTAGAAGCAGCAGGCCCTACCTGGGTCATTACCGCAAGATGCTGTTGAACAATCTACTGCCGCAATGATAGGCGGTGTTACCGCAATGATAGGCGGTGTTACCGCAATGATAGGCGGTGTTACCGCAATAATAGGCGGTGTTACCGCAATGATAGGCGGTGTTACCGCAATGATAGGCGGTGTTACCGCAATGATAGGCGGTGTTACCGCAATGATAGGCGGTGTTACCGCAATGATAGGCGGTGTTACCGCAATGATAGGCGGTGGAGTACAGCTGGAGCATGATAAAGTTGAAATGCTAAAGGCTTGTGAAACAAATGTTCCTCCTTGATTTGCACTTTGATAGGCTCTTAAAGTTCCAGACCTAGTGGTTCCGCAAGTTCCTACGTTTCCTGTCCATGAACCGCTGGAGCCATTACCAGTCGAGGCGGCAGCCCAACCAGTTGAAGTAAATACGTACCAAGAAGCAGAATCACTTGTTGTAAAGTCAATAGTAATGGTAGTACATGATCTATTTTCTGTAATTGAGTTGATTACAGGAGAAGGAACCGCAATGATAGGCGGTGTTACCGCAATGATAGGCGGTGTTACCGCAATGATAGGCGGTGTTACCGCAATGATAGGCGGTGTTACCGCAATGATAGGCGGTGGAGTTGCAATAATTGGCGGAGGAGGTGCAACGTAGTTATAATAAGTAAATGGAACATCGCTTCCTATTAAAACAACAGATCCTGAAGAAATTCCTTGACTTTGAACTATTTGTGAAAGACCAGAGTCGGATGTATTTGTTGAAGATTCTGAATATGTTAAGCTAGCTGCAGTAATTGATGTTTGGGCATTAGATCTGCTTGATCCAGTCACATTTGGAACAGACACTTTGCGTCTGCCATGTTTTCCAGAGTTTCTAATTGCCATTTATGTATCTTTCTTTTAAACGGTTAAATCGCCAAGAACAACCCACGAATTTAATGCTCTTTTAATCAAAGTTGCAGAACTCCACTGTGTTCTTAATTTTAATCCTGGCGTAGCATTTGGAGTAAACCCGCTACCTTGAATTGTTACTTGAGAAGATCCCGTTTGTAAAACATCTACAGTATACCCTACTGGGAATAGCCCAGAATCTACTATTGTTAGGGCCCCGCCGCCACTCATTTCAATTAATTTAAAAGCATCGCCTACTGCAAGTTGATATGCTGCAGCCTGTGCATTTGTTTGAACTAATTTGTTTAATTTAGTGTCTAACTCGGTTTGCGTTGCAGTTGATACTGGCTTGCTAGCATCTGATGTATTGTCAACAAGGCTTAAACCTACATCGGCTTTTAATAAACCTGTTGGAGAATTAAGAATTGGTGAGTTTAATGTTTTGTTTGTTAGCTCTTCTGTTCCCGCCAAGGTAACAAAGTCAGCATCTGACATTGCAGTATTAAATTGTGCTTTTGTTCCAGTAAATGTATTTGAACCCAAACTAATTGATTTATTTGTAAGCGTCTCTGTACTTGAAGCAGTAATTTTTGTTCCCAGGGCTGTAGCTGTTGTGGTAGCAAAATTTGCATCTGCCCCTAAAGCATCTGATAATTCTTTTAAAGTATTTAGCGTAGCTGGTGCGGAATTAACCAATCCAGAAATTGCTGTATCTGTATAACCTTTAACCTCTGTTATTGTATTGGTTAATTGTGTTTGTGGAACATATCCTGTAGCGTCAAGTTCGGCAACTCCGTCTGCGTTACCAAGTAGGCTCAGTGGAATATAAGTTTCTGGTAAGGTATTTCCTAATCCATCTACGGCATTGTCTACGTAAACTTTACTTGCAATTGTAGTATCTACTCCAAGAGTAATGGTGTTTGCTATGTCGTTATAAGTTTTGCTAATTCCTGTTCCCGCCGTAATTGCTAGCTCTACTGCATCCTGTGCAAGCTCCGCCAGTTCGCTTGGAATAACATTTAAATAAGAAAGAGCTGACCATCTAGATGTTTCATTTGAGGCAATTCCAATTTTAAATCTATTTACAGTAGTGTCAAAACCAAATTCTCCCATTTGTAAAATTGGATTATTTGCTGCCCAGTTTGCAGATGTGTCTCTTCTAAGCTGTAGTCTAATTGCCATTATCTAGCAACCTCCGTAATTCTAAGCCAAATTGATGTTGAGTTATTATCAATTGTAATGCTTTCATCTGCCGTGCCTCTTCTAGCTGCTACGGCAATTGTTTTTGCATTTGTACTGGAGTTAGTATATCTTCCAGTAAGCGGGAACAATGATCCAGTTCTTCCGCTTCCGCCTGAAGTAGTATTATAATTTGAGTATCCATAAGATATTTCAGTGTTGTCAACAAGTAATCTTGAGTGGTAATCATCATTTCCGCTGCCTGCATTGCTGTATTTGGATATATGAACATGCACAATTAAATAGCTTGATGAGCTTACTGGAGTATAGCTATATGTAATAAAACTTGTAGATGTAGTTGATGCTGCAATTGTTGCAGAAACAACTGTTACTTCACTATTATCAAGTATTGTATCTTTTAATACAGATCCTGCTGCTGCCCCTCTTACATATCCTGCAAAATTTGCATTTCCGTTATTATCTAAAATCATATTTGAAGCAGTATATGCACTATTAATAATTTCAAGTGCCCCAGCATCAGTTATACGCAAAAACTTATTTGGATCTGTAGCGCCAGATTTAGAGTTAATAATTTTTAATATGTCGGAGTATCCTGCCCCGCCGCCTTGTTGGTTTGCAGAAGATATTGTAAGTGGATAATTTGCATTATTTGATGACTGAGTTAAAGTAAATGGGGCAACTACTTCTGGGCCCGTTGCGCCTGTTGCGCCCGTGGCACCTGTTGCGCCTGTGGCGCCTGTTGGTCCATTTACACCTGTTGGTCCAACTACTGTTGAGTCTGCACCTGTTGCGCCCGTGGCACCTGTTGCACCAGTTGCGCCTGTAGCACCTACGCCTGTTGCGCCTGTTGCGCCTGTTGGTCCTGTTGCACCATCTAGACCGCTAGCTCCCGTGGAACCTGTTGGTCCTGTTGCACCTGTAGGTCCTGTTGGACCTGTTGGTCCCGTAGGACCCGCTATTGTGCTTGCTGCACCTGTTGGGCCTACAACCGTACTGTCTGCACCTGTTGCACCCGTTGGTCCAGTAGGGCCTGTTGGTCCCGTAGGACCCGCTATTGTGCTTGCTGCACCTGTTGGGCCAGGTATTGTGCTTTGTGCACCTGTTTCGCCTGTTGCGCCTGTGGCACCTGTAGCGCCCGTTGTGCCTGTTGCGCCTGTAGATCCTGTTGCGCCTGTTGCGCCTGTAGCACCTACACCTGTTGCGCCTGTGGCACCTGTAGGTCCATTATTATCTGCAGCAACAAATGCTAAAGCTGACCAAACTGATGTGCCGTTACCAATTTTAATTTTATTTAATGTTGTGTCAATTCCAATTTCGCCTGCTTTTAATACATATGTGGCGGAAGCCCATTGAGTTGTAGTTCCTCTTTTATGTTTTACCGAAGTGTTAATTGTCATAGTGAACCTGCATCAATATCTTTTGTTTCATCGTATTGGGCTGCAGAAGTTCCACCGTCAAATATTGTAAGTGCTGGATTATAGTTTCCTGCGTAAACGGTGTGAACATCTCCGTCATATGTGTGAACATGATTTTCTAATGTATATTGATCGCCAGCTGATCCAACTGCTAGCCACTCTGTGCCTGACCAAACTCTGAGTTCTGAGGCTGTGGTGTTATAGTATATATCTCCAACACGACCTGGTGCTGGATCTGTTAATAATTCAACGGCGTTAAGGGGGACTAATCTTTTTACAGACATTTAAATCTCCTTAACCAGTAATTACGACTCTGTATGCTCCACTTGCTGGTGCTGTTGCAAATCTTAATGTTACTGCATCTGTAGATGTGCGCTCTACATCTGTTTCAACAAGAGCTTTTGATCCTGCTGATTCAAAAACTTGAACAGTTACGTCTAGAGACCCTAAGTTGTGGTTTACTTGAATATAAGTTAAGCTTGATGGATTTGCTAAATCAGCTGCATATTTTCTTGCAATTGCATGGTAGTTAGTTCCATTATTTGTTAATGTCCATCGATCATCTGTTTCATTCCATAGAACTTCAACATCCGCAGAATCCCCACGCTCTACTTTTATTCCAGCATTTGCTGTTGGTGTGCCAGTTGCATTTGAGTTAAGGTTTACCTTATTGTCAACAATATTAATTTCTGTAGTATTTACAGAGTTAATTGTTCCTGTTACGTTAAGGTTTCCACCAACATTTAAATCATTAGTAATTGTTACATCATCTGGAAGGCCAATTGTTACTGTTGTGCCTTCGCCCGATGTAGGAGATACTGTTACTTCGTTAGCAGTTCCTTGAATATTTTGTAC